TCTTCGATCTAGAAATTGAACTTGTCGGAAACGACGAACGCACTAACCTATGTATCGCGCTAATCAAACACGTTAAAGATGGTGTCGTAAAATCAGTGACCCTCGGAGTTTCAAGCTTCGGATCCCCAGACCTGCATCCTACCTTTCCTTGGAAAAAACTCGATGAACACATCAACGCATGGTTCCCACAAATTTATTACGACAAGTGGGCAGGAAAATCTTCAAAGCTTATCGCCGAATGCTTAGTAGGACATGCGCAAGCAGGAATTAAAAAACCAATCTGGCCAGTCTTCAGCTGCGAACCAGGCTTGCAACCTTACCCGCGCACCGCAGCCGAACACCAAGAGAATCTTGACGCCTATGCCGGTAGCTCAATGTGGCGACTGCACCACAAAGGCGAAACCACGCTGGCCTATCAACTGAAATTTCATGGCAACCCAGTCGCCGTGCCCTTACTAAAAAAACCAACTAACCCAACACCGACACCAAACAATATCGATGAAGTCGTTCAGCTCGCCGCCAATATCGCGGAGAAGGAAGGCAAAAAGGGGTTGAAGTGGCTCGGGCTTAGTTCGGAAGCTGAAAAATTCCTCGCGCCACTACGAATAGTGCTCGGCGCAGGTAAGGCGCGTTACCCGTGGTGTGCTGCTTTTGTGACCTATTGCTTTAATACCGCCCAATCAAAAACCATTCCGCTAGTATTCGCAACCGGGTATACGCCCGCATATTGTCACGGTTGGGAAGTTTGGGCAAAATCAACCGGCTGCTGGTATTCATCAACACTCAGTAAAGAAAAGTTTAACCCGCGCCGGGGCGACATCGTCCTGTTCGATTGGGATCAAGATCGCGACTCCGACCATATCGGTATCGTGCTTTCATACGACGGCATTCGCACCGTTACCACCGCTGAAGGTAACACTAGTCAACAAAGCAACAGGAACGGAAATAGCACCGCCGTTCGTGTTCGCGACTGGAAGAATATTCGTGGCTTTATTAGGCTGAAATAATCCGTGACCGAACTTATTCAGTTTCCAAAACCGCACTCAATCAAACAAGCACTCATTATGGATTTCTTCGAAATCGAACCGGAGTGCTCCGATCTCGTCGTTTCCTGTGGGACAAAATTCGGAAAGACTACGGGAGCCTCAACCGCAATATGCAAGCCATTCGTTAAAACCCCTCGCGCAATGTGGCGCTGGCTTGCACCATATTTTTCGCAGACTAAAATCGGTTACGACTATTGCCTTAAACAATTACCAAGAGTCTCTGACATCAAGCCAAACAGTTCGACTATGGAAATTAAATGTCTATCAATTGATTCAAAAATTCAGTTCTATCATGCTCAGAACCCGCGCTCGCTTGAAGGATTCGCCACTGCCGGTAACGTTTTTGATGAGGCTTCAAAAATTCAAAAGGCCGCCTACGAATCAAACGAAACCACGCGAACACGTACCCGCTCAAAATGTATTTACGTTTCGACGCCAGAAGGAAAGAATCACTTTTACAATCGATTCATGGAAGCCAAAGAGGAAATGAGACTGGCCCGACGACAAATGCGAACGCCCCGCATGGTCGCTATCCACGCAAGGACGGAAGATAACCCGTGGATACCAAGACAATCCATCATCGATGCTAAAAATCGTTTGCCTGATCGTCTGTTTCGACAATACTACCTAGCCGAATTCGTGGATGACGCCGCCGTATTCGGAGATTATCGTTCCGTACTTTGCGGGCCGCGTATTGACTTCGACACCGATGACCAAAACTGGATGCACCCGGATGCAAAAAAAATGGACGTCGTGATCGGCGCGGACTGGGCGCGCGAAGTTGACTTTACAGTTTTTGCTGCTTTCGATGTTGCAACTAAAAAAATGGTCGGCTTTATGCGATTTCACAAACGAACATACATCGAGGCTATTCGCGCCCTAGTTATGTTCTCCCGAAATTATAACGAAACCTTAATGATTTATCATGATAAAACAGGTGTCGGGGTCGCAATTGATGATCAGCTCGCCTATACAGACTTGAGATATAAAGGCGTCACATTTACGAATGCCTGGAAAACCACTGAAATTAGTAGGCTCATTACCTCAATCGAGCACAAATCAATCGAGCTGCTGAATTGGCGGGTTCTTGACGATGAACTTGGGGCCTTCGAAGTTAAAGTGAATGAAATCGGTAACAGTAGCTACTCAGCACCTTCAGGGCAGCATGATGATACCGTTATGGCGCTGGTATTAGCCCACTGCGCTTTGATGCAGTATAGTGATTTGAGAAACGACATTTTATTCCTGGAAGATATGGTGACTGATTTACGAGTGACGGCGCCGTCGTCAATCGAAGATTATTACCAGCGTCTCCTTATGGATGAGGATTAAAAAGATAAACTCATGGTCGAGAAAAAAAGAACTATTAAAAAAGCTAAGTCGCGCGCATATGAAAGCTTTTTTCAACAAAAATCATTAGACCCAATTAGGGATCTTGACCTGAGTCAAAATTATGGCGAGTGGGATAGCTCAGTAAAAGCATACATCGACATCATGACACTCAAGGGCCTGTTCACTGACGAGGACTGGGTTTATATCCTCGTTAACAAATATGCTTCGCGTATCGCTATGCAGCGCATGCGCGTTTATAAAAAAGTTCAAGAGCCGTCCGGCGACTCGTCCTATAAACCGGCGGACGATCACCCGGTGCAGCTTAAACTAGATAACCCAAACACAACGCAAACTCGGTATGATTATATTTATTCATACGTCGCCGACCATATTTTAACCGGCAATGCAATCACGTGGAAGCAACCGGCAACCGGCGACTTGGTTTGTATCCCAGTTCAAATGGTTGACCTAGATTTTGATCACACCGCGAATCAACTTAAGTCCTATCGAATCGTTAAATATGTGGGATACGAAGGCTTGCCTAATATGGGCGAGATGAAAGAAATATCCAAAATTGACCCGAGCGAGATTGGGCATTCACGAAGGCCTAACCCATTCTCAGTCTATTGGGGCATGAGTCCGTTTATTCCCGGGCGCCGCTCGCTACTTTTTAACAGGTACTCGACCGAATTTCTAATTAACTTTTATCAGCGTGGCGCTCAACCAGGACTAGCATTCGAGATGGGCGAGGGAGCCAACGAGCGAGATTGTCTTCGTACACTCGTCGCGCTTGAAAAGGCTCATCACGGGCGAAATAACCAACGTAAAAGTATGGTCGTTCCAAAGGGTATGAAACTTGTGCCCGTAACCACAAGTCTAGCTGACCAGCAGCTTAAGGACTATATCGACAAAAACCGAGAAGTGATTATCAATATCCTCGAAGTGCCAAAGCATGAACTATCAATCGCAGATAGTGGCTCGCTCGGAAGTCAGGAATATAAAACAGCACTTAAAAGCTTTTGGCGCGGGCCACTAAAATCAGTCATGGATTCTATTGCGCTCTCGCATCAAAAACTTTTCAAACAAGAACTAGGGCCAGATTACATCATCGAATTCGACCTATCAGAAGTCGAAGTTCTGCAAGAAGACCTAAAAGAAAAAGCAATGCTCGCTAGGGAAATGCTAAGCACACACTCACCAAACGAAGTGCGCGCGAAGCTTTATCAAGACCCACCAATTCAGGGCGGAGAAAATCTCCAGAGCGCGCAACCCGTCCAGTCGTTTCAGCAGTTTTCTGCTAAACCTATAGAGACACAATCAATCGTTGACGTCATCGAAACCGCTAAAGTCACGGTACCATCTGACGAAAAAAGACTCGCTAATGTAGGGGCCTTTACCAGTTACAAATCGAAGAACCCGCTTTGGTGGGATGAGCGAGAAAAAGAACTTAAAGAAAACTTCGACAAGGCAAACACGGCCGTATTTAAAAACTTCTTAAATACCATCGCCGACCAGGCTGAAAATATTATTGGTATTTTAAAAAAGAATCTCAAGGACGAAAAAGCCGTTAAACCTATCGGTTCGAAACAACGCCTTAAACAAGAAATTAAACGTTCACTCGATAATTTTGAAAGCGTTTACGTCGATGGGAACATCGAGGCTTTAGCCGCTACAATTAATGTCGGGTATGATTCAATGCTAAAAGTACCCTTCAACCTGCCCGACACCGATAAGATTGAGGCCATAAAACTTCGGAACGCAGAGAAACGAAAAGCGGCACTAGAAGATCGACAAGTTGAAACGTTCGTTCGAATCAACGAGACAACCGCAAACAATATCCTGACGACTATCGACGTTGGTATCGAACAGGGAAAAACAATCCAAGAAATTATCCGAGACGTCGCCACGCAGATGACGGACGTCGATGTCGTTAAAGGACGTGCGGAAACCATCGCGCGGACGGAAACACTTACGGCGTCAAGCCTAGGACAAGCTGCCGCTATGAAAGATGCCGCCGAGGTTATCCCGAATCTGAAGAAAATATGGCTGAACGCAGGCGATGACCGTGTGCGTGATACGCATGAACGACTTCAAGGTGAGGCTATTAGTCACAAAGATAAATTCTCGAACGGCCTAGAGTTTCCTCGTGACCCAGGAGGCGAAGCAGCGGAAGTTATTAACTGCCGTTGTACGATGATTTTTCTGACAGCAGAAGCCGCAAAAGATATGGGCATTGAAGATTTACATGGTGATATTGACTAAAACTTTTTAGGAGAAACTCAAGGATGAGTAAGACCGTCAAACGGTGCAATGCACCCTTCGTTATAAAAGAAATCGACGATTCGGAAGATGTCATAATTAAGGGTTGGGCAAACAAGGCGGTCGTTGACCGTGGGCTTGACCTTATTCCAAAGTCTGCTTGGAACATTAAAAACTTCAAGAAAAATCCCGTCATGTTGTTTAACCACGATATGGATAAACCAGTAGGGAAAGTCCTCGTCGCCGAGCCACTAGATGAAGGCCTATGGGTCGAATGTCTTTTGTCCAAGTCCAAAGACCATATGGTATCCTACGTGCGTGATATGGTGAAAGAAGGAATTCTCAATATGTTTTCCGTGGGCTTCGACTCCAAGGATTCTGAAAAGTCGGCTGACGGCGTTAACACAATCAAGAGCGCAGAACTCTATGAAGTTTCAATCGTTGCAATTCCAATGAACCAGGATTCAGAATTTTCAATTTCACAGAAGGCATTTAAATCCATGAGCTACCAACAAGCACGTAAAAAAGTTTTAGAAGTTAAAGGCGCCACACTCGCC